GAATATATTCGTCATCCCTTGTAAAATAAAAATCCCACGTTGTTGCTCCAGCATATTGTAGTCTATTTAAAATCAATAATAAAACTGAACCATCTTTTAGTTCGATCGTTGAAATATATTTATGTGTATCTACACGATCAAATATTACTTTATACGGATTATCTAACATTTACTCATATACTTTTAGGTGTACACTCGACAGAGCTGTTTGACTTCCTGCATAGTTTACAATACTGTCGACAAGTTTATCTGACTTCTTGTTCGACTTGTTCATGTGAAATGCATAACATAGATACACAACACCTATTTTAGAATGAATCCATGCAAGATCTTTACTTACTAGCATATCTGAAAATTCTTTAAGGTCGAGAGAAGAATCCATTCTCTTTGCTTTACTAAAAATCTTCTTAATAGGTGCAGCATTACCTCTTTTAATGGTTCTTGCTTCGGCTTTCAGTTGATCATTAGAAGGTAGCCTATAGTTTGATGTCATGTGTTCGGCAATAAAATCTTGCAACTTACCCCAACCTGCACCACCACCGCGAGCAGTCTTTCCTGTAATCTCAGCTTTTAAAGTACCGAGGTCACTGTTAGCTCTTATTTCTAATTTACCTTTAACACCACCTGCTCCAGTATACTCACACTCTCCACTCTTGGCGCTGAAGAAATTAGCACGTGTAGTTTTACCACTTATATACACCGTGTCAAATTTAAGTCCACCTGGCCGTTTGTTTGTGCTATTAATCTCTGCACACTTAATAAACTTTTCTTTATTAACTTTCTTTAATGAAATGCCAATAATTGTTTTGTCAAAATAGTTTCTTAGTAATGCATTATTGAGTTGTTTAATAGTAGAGTTTGGTAGCTGATCTAACTTTGCAGTTTTATCAATTGCCCATATATCGCCGGGATTCCATTTGTCATCTTTCATTGGTGGTATATCTGAATTCTGAAAACCTCGTTTGGCGAGTGCGTATATCTGCTTCATATCCGCTGAATCACGATGAAATACATGATTACTATTGATGTAGCCTTTCTCTTGAAGAAGTGTAGCACCCCAAAATGCTGATGCGTGCCAACCCGAATCCAAGTTATAGCACTGATCAAAAGTAGTAGATCCTACTTGAACCTTCGCGAATGCAGCTTTCATTTTTGTTTTCGTAATCTTATCAAGAGTGATGTTAGGTTTTTCGACAATAATCTGACAGTATATGCACTGCAAAGATTCGGCAATGGCAGTTTGTTTTGTACCACCACCTGCTCCAGCACCATCTCCTCCAAATAAACCAGACTTACCAATCTTCGAAGAACTAATCTCTTCACCCGTTGACGTTATAAGAATAAAAGCTTTTCCTATTTTGGTAAATTCTTTTATCGCATCTTGATTTTCAGATGAATTTGCAAGCGTAAATTCTTTTTCGGTGTCAGCACGTATAAGAGTTTTATTATTACGACAAGCATCCAACAGTACGTCTATACGCTGTTCGCCTGTCGTAGAATTTTTCTTTTTGAGCTGAGCTGGTGTTAAGGCTAACATACTGGCTCCTCGCTGTAAATGAATTCAACTAATTGAATTATTTATAATGAGGCAGTTATTAGTTATATGCGAACCAGTCTGGAACATTACGATTAGTCCATACCATCTTAAAGCGACTTTGCTTTGTTTGATAGAACTTACGATAAGAACCGATAATGTCACTGTAATCAATACACTCCGGATTTGCACCCATCGCGAGCGGCATCTGTGTTAGCTCAAGCGATTGCGAAATAGATCGAGGAGCAACTGACAGGCTGTCAATTAACTCAGCTGACTTGTGTTGCTTACCATATCGATGTGTGTATTCTTGACAAAGGGCTTTGAATAGTTCAACTGACCAATTGTAATTTCCTGCCGTCTCCATACTCCATATAGTACATGGATGTTTCATATGTGCGGCTTTATATAGTCCTTCTTCGCGCTCATCAGGCAGCTTCCAGTGCTTCTTCATGCGACGAGAACCGTCTTTAAGATAGACTTGATTGCCTTGTTTATCGTATGCTGGAATCATCGTCAGCTGACCGTCCAACAAGCGATGTGCAGTACACAACATTTGTGCTTCTTCGACTACCATCTTAGGTACGTGCTTATCACAGTGAGACTGTGCACATTGTATAGGTGTATTCTCAATAATAAAACGATTCATGATATAGGTCCAAATATTTGAAGGGTGTGTCGCCAAGGTAAATCTTTCTTAAGAATAGGTGTTACTTTATGTTCCTCTTTGTTGTCATTAATAACAAGTGTGTTAAACTTAGGATAGTATACCTCATTTCTCGTACAAAGGAAACCACCCCATGGCTTTTCGTACTCAGGAGTAAGATAAAGCGTTGCTGCCCATTGAACGTGTTGATCTTCGTGCCAATTAATACCAGCATTACAATCCCAAAAATTATGAGCAACTTTAATGGTTCGTCTGTCTTCAGTGGTCATTCTAATGTTCATATTCAATATATTAAGAACAATTTTTGTTATTTTTGGACCTGCTTCTTTTAAATAAACAGAGCCAGTATATCCAGACCACATATCTTTAGGCCAAACTAGCTTATTGATCGTGAATACACCTTCGTTTAAGATCTGATCTCTTTCAAAGAAGACATGATCTAACTGATCTTCACTCAATATGTCTTCGTATACGATCAAAATATCTTATCCATCAACCTATCAATTGACTTATCCATCTTACGACGCATCTCATAATCAAACTCTCGCTTGGTATTCGTAAGGTAATAAGATCCATATCCGGGCTTGCGATACTGAGATTTTTGTTGCAACAACCTCAACTCTGCTCGGTGATCTCGCTTACCATTGGCATCATACACAATGAATCCATGCGGATTGACAGGTTGCGTAACCTTTACGTCTTGACGTACATCAGCATTTGTACTCGTATTTGACTTGGCTGCTTCTGTGGCAGCACGACCTGTAGCTTGAACATTTCGTTGTTCATGCGTTGAGGTGTCAGAGTAATTAGATGGTTGTGACGCACAACCGACAGTTGTAAGCATCAATGACAGTAAGATGATTTTGTTCATGTTAGGCTCCTAAGGCTGCTATTAAAGCGATCAATGATAATATAACCGCAAATCCTACAAATAAGGCTTTGAAGATTATACCCTTGAATTCCCATAAGATCCAGAATACAGCACCTATGACTACAAGCATAAAGGATACTTGTATCGCTATAATCAAAAAGCCTAAAACTGCTATCGTGCTCATAATGTAATATTCCTCATTTGTTATAACCATTCTACCATAGAATGACAGCATTGTACATGCTTTTATGAGAAATAATTTAAACTACCCCTCCACCAATAAGCACACTAGCCACTTTATCAGATGTGTTCCAAACTTAACTGGACACTAATGTGCTTATTGGTGAAGGGGTTATGTGGTGTTGGTACTACTTAAGGTTTTGATTGCTGCCGTTATTTTGACCGCCACCACCACCAGATGTAGGCGGCTTATTACGTGTTTGTTTTACACGATAAGCTACAAATCCTACGATTGCAACGAGAACTACTGCTGCTACTATTTCCATTAGACTTCTCCTATGATTCGTCTGATTCTGTTTTAACTTCTGTTGCAGCCGGCATAACAATTACAGATTCATGTACTTCTTTGATAATATCTGCAACTTGATTATACGGTTCAGCTGCCAGCATTGACAATACTTTATTTAAAACTTCAACTGGTAATTTAACGTAAACCACTTCTTTCTCCATTATTTATTTGCCCGCAATTTCCACAGGCGGTCGAATATTCCATCGATCACTATTGATCCTTTCTTATCAATAGTGGTACAAACGGAATAAATTATTGATACTATAGTATATATAAGATCCCACACAACTGCAATAGGTATAAGAATAATAAGCGCGAGTACCAACATCACATTTATAACTAGATCATTCACCATCCATTTACTTCCTTTTGTAACTAGATCATTCACCATTGCCGTGTTCCTTGTCATGAATATAAAGTTGAAACAACGCATAGTGCATTACTTTAATAAGATCCTTGCGCCACTCATTAGGTGTATCACCCTTCTCACCGTACCTATCTTTGTATTTTTGTAAGTTACCCATACAGAAACCAGTACCATGACCATCGCGAATAATAGATTCGAGTGTTTGCTTACCATTCTTTGCATAGTGTTGACCATACGTGGAGTCAATGTATCCTTGAAACTCGGTTAGCAATTCTTTCTCTCTAAATTTATATTCTGTCGTCATCTCTATCTCCATCATCACGTAAATCCTCAATCGATATCACAGAGGAAACTATAATATCTTCATACGTACCATTTTCTTTCTTAAAGATATAACGATCACCTCGCGAGTTTGCATTGTATATTACTTGCTCACCTACAATTTCCAATGGTTCGTCTGTTTTCCAATGTTTAAACTTTACCTTTTTCATTGCTCTCCTTTCTTAAATACTTTTCTCACAGCACCACTCGCAGCCTTTGTCATAGCGTCTATATACGCGGCATACATAGCTTGAGCGAATTCTTTTTGCTTACTGCTTGGTATGAATAAATCCTGTACTTCATCGGGCGTTAAATCAACTTCAACTTTAATCTTCATTATTTCCAACCGTCAAACGCATTTGATAAGTTAGGTGTCTTTTCGGCTTTTAATCCTTGACCAAAGCTCGTATTATCCATGATAGGACCGGTGTCTTTCATCACATTTTCTTGTGCATTCTGTTCACAGTCATATAGTCTCATTCGACTGCGATCGATGCCAACTACGAATCTTCGATAGTCAGCAACGGAAGCATATCGATTTTTGAGTTGTTTGATGAGGATTTGGTCGAGGCTTTCAAGCTCTTCTGAAGATATCGCGGCATACATAAAGTCGGCCGTGGCGGGCAATCCGAATGACTCTGAAGTGTTTGTAAGGTCGACGTCCGAAGACGAGAAGCCCTCTCTATTGGTTTGCGTTGCTGTAAAGATCGGTAAATTGAATTCAACGGCTAATCCTCTAAGTTCTTCGGCGATTGATTTGACGAGCGTATAACTATTTACATTTGCACCACCTTTAATACGAGAAGAGGTGCATAAGTTTAAGTAATCGATGTATATAATATCTGGTACAAACTTCTTCTTCAACTTGAGTTCATTGAGAAGATGTCGAAAGTGACCAGATCCTACAGTAGCAGTAGGATATTCTTTTACGATTAACTTACCAGATGTTTTCTTTCGAATTCGCTCTAGCTTTGTATCATATGATTCTTTCGGGAATGTCTCAAGATCATCGAGCCGTACACCCATAAGATTAGCATCGATACGTTCTGATATACGTTCTTCTGCCATCTCTAATGTTATATATAAAACATTTTTACCTGCCATTAAATTAGATGCTGCGAAGTGACACATCATAAGTGATTTGCCTACCGCTGTGCCTGCTAAGATAACGTTAAGTGTTTTACGAGGTACACCACCCTTTGTAATTTTGTTGAACATGTCAATATCAAACGGAATTCTTTCAATAGTGCGATGGTAGAATTCAAACCGAGCATCACCTTCTTCGAGAAAGTCATGACCAATATTGGTATCAAATGATACGCCTAGAGCCTCAGATAGAAGCTCTGGCAGCGCACCTTTGTCTTTGTCTGATTTACCATCTATGATACCAATCGATTCCATGATAGCATTATAGATGGCCTTGTCTTGACAGTATTTTTCAGTTTGATCAAGTAACCATTCATAATCGGCTTCAACTTTCGTAGAACAAAAGTGTTCAATCATTTTTGATGTTGAACTATATAATCCTTCATTGAGCTGTATTTTTTCAAGATCAATTAACAATGCTTCTCGAGGTGGGCTCGCATCATAGTTAGAGAAGTATTCATGAATCAGTTCAAATATGATACCTTCTTCTGTTCGAGAAAAATACTCTTTCTTGATGTAAGGCAGCGTTGCTCTTACATATGCATCATTAGATATTAGATTTGCAAATATAACATCTTCTATAGATAAGTCAGACACACATTATTCCTATAAGTTGTAAGTAATACGATAATTGTAACACAATATAGACGATATGTAAATGTGTTACTCTTCATCCATCATGATAGAACCAGTTGCCAACTTATATGTTTTCTTGATATACTGATTAAATTTATCGGAAGCTAGAATTCCTGACCAGAAGTCAGCTGTGTTTGTATCTTTAATTCTAAATCTTTTTTCTTCTACTTCGCCGGTCGAATCATCAACTCTTGAATACCAACCTTGATTCGGCTTTACAACAAATCCACCTTCGATTGCAATGTCAAGAAGGCCACTCCAACGAGAGATTCCACCTTCAGTAGAAACATTCACAGGAATCTTAGACTTCTCTCGAACATGCCGTGATTTCTCTACGTTAATAATAAAGTTGTAACCTACAACATCTTTACCTTGCTTTTCTTGTTGACGACCAATAATATAAATGTTGTCGGCTGAATAGTAAGCGCCTGTGCCACCTGATACAATATCCTTAGGAAACAGCGACATCTCTTTATATGTGTGATTGACTACAACCATAGGAATATCTTTAAGAGTAAGCTTAGGTGTAACCATACGAAATAGTGATTTGATTTGTTTCGCTCGAGACATATCAGCAACTGACTTATCGTTTAATGCATCTTCTACTTCTTTCTTGGATGCAAGGTTACCGATAGAATCAATGATAATAATTACATGATCTTTGCGATCGATGTCGTTAAGCTGACCCATAATATCGAACTTAAGTTCTTCAACATCAGTAATAGGTGTGTGTAGAACTCTATCACTGTCAATACCAAATGAATCGAAGTATGACTGTGGTGTACCAAATTCTGAATCATAAAAAAGTAATACGGCATCATCATATTTGTCAAGATATGCTTTAGCCATTAATAGACTAAATGCAGTTTTAAAGTGTTTAGATGGACCTGCCCACATCGTAAGACCCGGCGTAAGACCTGCGTCGAGTGAACCACCAAGGGCAATATTAATAACAGGGATTGCTGTAGAAATCATATCCTTTTCTTTAAAGAATATTGAATCTGTAAGGGTAGATGAATCTTTAATCTTAGAATTTTTTTGCAGTTTTGCAAGTAAGCTCATTTATATCTCCACGTCGAACGTACATTAATGTATTATAGTACTACAGATTGGATAAAATGTACATGCTTTAGCAGTGTTTGTCTATATCACCTAAAGCAGAATTCATGTGTTCTTTTGCGCCGTATAACCATTGACGGTGGTCGCCTTGCTTAAAAGCATCAAAGTAAAGCTTATCGTTTTTTGCTTGGCTTTCAAGACGAACTAAACCTCTTACCTCATAAGACCATACCTCGTATGGCTTACAAAGTACCATCCACCACCCTGCCTCTGCAGGTGTCAATAGTTTTTGATCATGTAGGTATTGCACCAAATTATGATCAAACATATCGCGACGATGAATTATCATGAAGTCATTACAATCTAAACTTCTGTTTCCAGTTATTTCAATAGGGTGCTGAAGTACTCCTTGCAACCCCTTTGTATTAAAATGATTAAATCCATGTGGTTGCCTATGCTTGTAAGTAGCTTCACAAAGATCTTTAATACAGTTTTTTAATCTTTTGTCTATGTGAGTATCGTATCTTGCCCGAATAACAACATCATAATCATCAGTTACAAAATCTCTACATGTCATAGCATGAATTAAAATTTGTTTTGTTTGATGTTTGCTCTTATTACGGGAAGTAATTACTTTCTTTATTTCTTCTTCGTTCTTTTCTTTACCGAGGATTCTTTTTTGGAATGGGATATAACTAAGATCCCAATTGGTATCCAGCATCTTTCTATACAGTCGCATATACTGTTTTATAATCAGTTGTTGAGGATGATAATGCATCTTTGGCTGTTCGTATTCGCGAACAATAATATTACTCGTAGGCTGACCTTTCCATGTCGTACAAAAGAAATCAGCCTCGGGTATAACATACTTCATTCGTTCTACAGTTGCTTCGTAATCACCTCTGAGTAATCCAGAGAAACAAACAGCTACTTTCATTCGTCAGGTTCCGAGTCCATTTTGACAGCACTAAAATCTTGTTTTTGATTAACTTCGCAGTCATATGGCTCTACGAGTACTTGCCACCATCCTGCTTCACCTGTTTTCAATTGCTTATCATTGACAAGTTTATATACATGCTCAGGATTAAACTGATCGGCTTTATGTACAATTAAAAAGTCTGACAATGCTAGCATACCCGCTTCAATATCTGACGCGCCATAAGAAACAACAGAATTATTATTCATTACTTCCTTACACATATTAAGTAAAACAGACTTTTTAATATGCAGATCATACCTTGCTCGAATAACAATATCGTACTCGTCTGTTATAAATTCTTCATAAGCCATTGCATAGCCTAGATGTTGTTTAATTCTGTTGCGACCAAGTCTACGACCAGCTTCTGATATAAGATATTTAAACTTAATAACTTTAGGATCTTTGAGATCCAAAGGACCCTTAGTCATGAGCGATCTCAATCGTTGCACTGCTTCTACGTGAATGTAGTGCTCAGAGTTATAACGAATTTTAGGCTCTTTAAAATATTTGTCAACGCGACTGTGCTCAAGTTGGCCTTCCCATGTTGTGCAAAATATGTCAGCGTCTGGTAGCTGGCGTTTTACTTCTGCAACTGCGACATTAAAACATCTTTCGTCGCTAAGTAATCCAGAAAAAAGTACTGCAATCTTCATAATTTTTCGAGACCTCCTAGTCCTTTAAAACATCTATGATCATTATTCTTACTTAACACTTGATACCAACCGTATTCTGCGACCATAAGTTTTTTATCGTGATGAAGTTTAAACACATACTCAGGATCAAATATATTTTCAGGATGAATAATAAGATGATCAACTAAGTGTTTATTTCTTCGTTCATTGTTTCTGTCTAATTGTATTGTACTATTAATATCATCAGGATTACGCGAGTGCCGAGGTGTAAAGAATCCATATGCCACGTTCTCTTCGTAACTCTGATATATGTAATTATATATGTCAGTTTTTTGCTTTCCGAAAACCGTATCATATCTTACACGAACGATCATATCATATGCTTTCGGTAAAGACTTCACGGCATGTGCATGGGCAATTATTTGCTTTGATCTATCCTTCCACGCTTCACCGTGTGCCTGCCTATTTCGAATAAATCTCTGATAGTAATGAGAAAACTCACCAGTAGGATCTACTGCTGGATTGTAATGCATTTCAGGCTGTTCAAACCGTTCAGTTATCGGTACATCTTTAGTTGCTTGATCTGTCCATGTCGTATAATAGTAATCAGCTGCGTCGCCAAGCACTTCTACTAGACTTTCTATATTGGTAAGAGCGTCTCCTCTAATAAGACCGGAATAACATACCGCAATCTTCATACACGTTCAAACCACATATTTAATTCTGCTTTTAGCGGATCGTTGTGTGCTGTCTTATATACGTGAAAGCCATGAGCTTCTAACCATTGTCTGGCTTCTTCAGCACCATTAACATTTCCTTTATATAGACTTATCTTATCTGATACCTCGATAACACCTCCATCAAGTATATTGATATATTTACCATAGCTTTTTAATACGTCTAAGTCGCCACCTTGTGCATCACAATGCATATAAGGAATATGGTCAATGCGATAATTCTCTATCACGTCTTCCATAGAATAAACTTGAACATCAATTGTTTCTACCATGTTAAAATCTTCGCGTGGCCATTTCTGCTGTAGATCATCAGCAAAACTATATAAACTACTTGAGCCACGATGTTTAAATTTTCCAGCAGTACTTGTAATATTAAATTTAGCTGAGCCGGAGTTAAGACCAATAGCAGCATTGACAAATTCAACTCTTTCGTGAGTTATCTTATTCTTATTTAATTCATACAAGTCAGGAATAGGCTCAAACGATATAATCATTGAGTCATCGTATTTACGAAGAAGACTAGGAGTGTCTTGTCCTATATTAGTTCCAACTTCAATTACTGCCTTCATGTCACTTATCCTGTAAGTATTGATTTAAATCTTCGGGAGTGCCAAGGCCCCACATTGCATTTGCTTCATGAGTGCGCACATGTTTATTATCGGCTATTGCTTCATTAAAAACAGGACAAACATAAAATTCGCCATTTACTCTTACTTCTTTTTCTATCATGCTATCCGCATACTTTACAAAATCACTGCCTTTCTTCCAATAATAAAAGCCTACTGTAGCCTTATCGCTAATAGGATTTTTCTCTGCTACCTCAGTAACAAATCCGTTATCATCAACTTTGGCGAATGACCACTTAGGATGCGTTGCTTTAAATGTAAGAATGCCACCATCTGCCTGTGTTTCTTGCATATTATACATAAACTCTGCAGAATTCCATTCAACATATTGATCACTATTTGCAAAGAAAAGAGGTTGATCGTTATCGATAAATTCTCTTGCAAGAAGAGCGGTACAAGCCGCTCCTTCTGTTACTTCATCCACTTCTACAATTTTACAGTTAGGAGCAACTAGGTTGAGTAGTGTGTCTAGGTTATATTTTTCTCGATGTTCTTTTTGTACAACGAATATGTAGTTAGCTTTTATACTCAGGTTTTCGACGACGAGTTGAATCATTGGCCTATCATTCACTTGAATTAACGGCTTTGGAAATGTGTATCCTGCTTCTACAAAGCGAGACCCAGCACCAGCCATTGGAATAAGCACGTTTAATTTTTCATCTTGCCATTCAGGTATGTGTTTGTCATGCATTTTATTGTTTCTCACCTTTGGTAATATGTGATTAATATTAGTTTCGCTTGGATCTGATACACGTATATACTGTGCGCCTGATTGTTTAGCTGCAGCAAGTCCTGGAGGAGAATCTTCGATAATGATTGTTTCTTTCGGCAGGCAGTTCATAGAAGACATAGCCTTCCAATACATTTCTGGATGCGGCTTACTGTTCTTTACGTCTTCATTAGAAAGTATAATGCTACAATATTCTAGCAGATCGCTTTTAGCAAGCGCAGTCAATACAGTGCGTCTAATACTATTAGAGCAGACACCGATCATATAATCTTTTTGTAATTTTTGAAAAAGCTCGACGATGTGTGACTGTGGTTTTAAGTCTCGCATCTTATCGCGAGTAATTTCTTGCTTCTTATCAAAGATGTCATCCCATAGATGCATCTCTAATCCTTTTTTATCACTTAACATTT